AGAACGGCGGCTGGCGCCCGCAAGACAGCGACACGGGCGCGCCCAACAGCAGCCACAAACAAGGGCGCGGCGTCGATGTCTACGACGCCGATGGCGACCTCGACGCCATCCTCACCGACGCCCTGCTGAAAAAGCACAACCTATACCGCGAGCATCCCGCCCAGACAAAAGGCTGGCTGCACCTCACCGACCGCGCACCGAAGAGCGGCAAGCGCACGTTTTACGCCTGAAAGGAACTGCTATGAAAAACCTCACCCTCCTGCTCACCCAGATCATCGCCATGATTTTCGGCGCGCTCACCGTCGCCGGCATCACCGTCGACCCCGCCGTCCAGGCCGACATCCAGGCGCAGACCGGCAGCATCGTCAACACCCTGGCCGGACTCGCCATCATGGTCACCGCGCTGGTCGGCAGCATCAAAAGCGTGTGGGACAAAATCACCGCCGGCAAATGACATGCCCGTCAAAATCGTCAGTCTCATCATCGCCGCACTCGGCCTGCTGACGCTATCCGGCTGCAGCACCGACAGCGCCCTGCGCGCCCAGATTGCCGGCGCCAACATCGAACTGGCCCGGCACAAAGCCGAGACAGCCGCCAAGCCGATCCTTGACGCGCAAATCCCCACACCGTCCGGCATGATGTTGATCATCGTGCACGCCCCGCAGGGATCGAACACGGCACAGATCAGCATGCCGGATGACCCGTGGGCACGGGCAGCGGATAGAGCCGTAGGCGTACTCGGCACCGCCGCCGGCCTGTACCTGGGCGGCGAAGCGGCAGTCGGGCTGGTGCGCGCCAGCACGCAGGGCGTTGCCGAAGCGTTGCGCGTACAACCTGCGCCGATGGTGGTGACCCAGCCCGCCCCGGTCATCGTGCCACCGGCCGATCCGGTGATCGTCACCCAGCCCGCGCCGGTCATCGTGCCACCGATCGATCCGGTGATCATCACCCAGCCCGCGCCGGTCATCGTTCACCCCGTCATCGTCGGGCCCTAATGTTTCTGACCCGCCTCAACGTCATGTTGATCGACGACCGCGCCAACCAGGGACGGGGATCATGGATGCTCAGCACGCCGCTGGTCTACGAATGCGACGACAAAATCCAGTACATCGTCCCCACCGGGTTTGTGACGGATTTCGCCAGCGTCCCGCGCGTACCAATCGCCTTCTTGCTGGCCGGCGACACCGCGCACCGGCCAGCCGTCCTGCATGACTGGCTGATCAAGAAAATGCCCATCCCGCGCACGCGGGCCGACGAACTGTTTTACGAAGCCATGCGCAGTGTCGGCATGCCCGCCTGGCGCGCCGGCATGATGTACCGCGCCGTCGCCGCGCAAACCCGCCACCTCGCAGACAAACTCAAATCATGGAGCAGTGAATGAAAGAAGGCGACGGCATTGTCGACTGGGATGGAGAAGAGCGCCGCAACTGCATCGGTTGTCGCAACCTGGACTCGCTCGAGCGCAGAGTGAACCAATGCAAAGCCCAGTTCGACGCCGAGATCATCCAGGTGCATGAATCTGTGGCCGGTCTCAACAAAGAGATCCACGGCCTGCGCTCGGACATGAGCGCATCGGTGGGCGAAATCAACAAATCACTGGCCGACATCGCCGCCACGCTTCGCCAGCTCGCCGACCTACCCGAGGCGTGGCGCAACCTCAAGGGCTTCATGGCGGTGGTGCGCTGGACCAAAGAAAACCTGCTGCTGCTCGCCATCATGGGCGCGGTAGTGATTTACGCAATCAAATCATTCGGCCTCGCGCCGTAAGGAACCAGCATGGCCTTGCAATTATCAACAACAGTCCGAAATGCTCGCCTCGACGCCATTGAAACGACTATCGGCGTGAGCGCCGTTCTCAAAATCCGCACGGGCGCAGCGCCGGCAAACTGCGGCACCGCAGACAGCGGCACCGTACTGGCAACGCTGGCACTTCCGGCCGACTGGATGGCCGCAGCGTCCGCTGGCGCCAAAGCCAAGTCGGGCACATGGGAAGACACCAGCGCCGACGCCACCGGCACCGCCGCGCATTTCAGGCTGTACGCCAGCGACGGCACCACCTGTCACGCACAAGGGACGGTGACGGCAACCGGCGGTGGCGGTGATCTGCAAGTGGATAACACCAGCTTCGCCATCAGCCAGGCCTTCAGCGTCACCAGCTTTAGCCTGACCGACGGCAACGCCTGATCATGCTGCTGCTCAACTCAACCAGCGCCATGCGCAGCGGAACACCTGTTATTGGCGGCAGCATCGTCAGTCAAAAAATCATCGGCGGTGTACCGGGCTGCATCTACCGTATTGGAATCACAATTATCACCAGCACCGGCCAGACGTTTATCGAAGGCGCTGATCTGCTTTGTGAGGAGCGGGATTAATGATCGCCGCAGGCCGCCTCGATCAGCGCATTACCCTGCAAACGTCTGCAATCAACCGCGACAGCCTGGGCGGCGCCACGGAAACCTGGGTCGACACGGCCACCGTCTCGGCGCGCGTCTCGCCGCTGAGTGGCCGCCGCATGGCCCAGGCGCAGCAAGTTGGCAGCGCCGTCAGCAAGCAGGTCGAAATCCGCTGGCGCGCCGGCATCACGGCCGCCATGCGAATCCGGTTCGCCGATGGCCGGGTAGCCAAGGTGAGCTGGTTTGAAGAACACAAACGCGAAGGCTGGCTGATCATGGTCTGCGAGGACATCGATGCTTGAAATCAACATCCAGGGTTTGGCAGACCTCAACAAGCAACTGCAAGACCTGCCGGCAAAAATCGAAGCCAACGTGCTGCGCGGCAGCTTGCGTGCCGGCGCCAAGATCATCGAAGCCGAAGCCAAGCGGCTGGCGCCAGTCGGGCCGCCGCGTGTCACACGAACCAAGAATGGCGATGTCACGCTGAGAAAAGGCGGCGCCTTGCGCAATTCCATTCGCGTCTCCACGCGCTCCAGACTCAAGGCCGGTTGGCTCAACGTCAACATCAAGGCCGGCAACAAGGACGCCTGGTATGCCCACCTGGTCGAGTTCGGCACCGCCCGCCACTGGATCAAGCCGAAGAACAGAAAGAGCCTGTTTTTCGCCGGCCTCGCCAAAGAGCTCGTCGATCACCCCGGCGCAAAACCCAAGCCCTTCATGCGTCCCGCCTTCGACGCCAAACACCGCGCCGCGCTCGATGCCATGGCGGACTACATCCGCACCCGGTTACCGAAAGAATTCAAGAAAGCCGCCGGAAAATGAGCGCCGAACTCGCGGTCTATACCCTGCTGGCCAACCATACCGGCCTGGGCAATCTGGTTAGCCAACGCATCTATGCCGACGCCCGCCCGGAACTCGATCCCTTGCCCGCCGTGGTCTACGCCACCATCAGCGATACACCCACGCCGCCGATCGACGCCACCGCCGGGCTCGAACCCTGCACTGCGCGCGTTCAGGTCAACTGTCTGTGCACCAGCGCCGCCGCCAGAAAAAGCCTCACCGAACAGGTCATTGCCGCGCTGCATAAACAAAGCGGCAGCATTGCCGGCGTCAGCGTGCAGGCCATCCTGCAAAGCAGCGCCGGCCCCAGTCAGTACGACGCCCTGGTGGATGTGTACAGCCAGAGCGTTGATTTCATCGTGCATTACCTGAGATAGCCCAGACCCCGGCCTGCGCCGTCTCCCACATTCACCCGCCCCGGCGGGTTTTTTTACGCCTGAAAGGAACCCACCATGCCCTTAGCCACTGGAGTTGCCAAGCAAGTCCGTTACAAAGTCGAAGCCACCTACGGCACCCCGCCCGGCGCCGCGTCCGCCCAATTGCTGCGGCGTGTGCAATCCACGCTCGACCTCTCCAAAGACACCTACCAGTCGAATGAAATCCGCGATGACTACCAGATTGCCGATTTCCGCCACGGCGTGCGCAAGGTGGCTGGATCGCTCAACGGCGAACTCTCGCCCAAAACCTATGCCGACTTCATCGCTGCCGCCTTGCGGCGAGACTTCGCCGCAGTCAGCGCCATCACCGCCCTGTCGATCACCATCGCCGCCGGCTCGCTGCTGGGCGGCATGCAGACCTACACCGTCACCCGCGCCGCTGGCGACTTCCTGACCGGCGGCATCAAGATCGGCGACGTGGTGCGTCTTACTGCCGGCACCTTCAACGTCAACAACCTCAACAAAAACCTGATGGTAGTGGGGCTCACCGCCACCATCGCCACCGTCGTCGCCCTCAATGCCACCGCACTGACCGCCGAAGGCCCCATTGCCTCCGCCACCCTCAGCGTGGTGGGCAAAAAGACCTACGTACCGACCAGCGGCCACACCGACAAATCGTTCAGCGTCGAACACTGGTTCAGCGATGTCGCGCAAAGCGAAGTGTTCACCGGCTGCAAGGTCAATACCGTGGGCATCAAGCTGCCCGCCACCGGCATGGCCACCATCGACGTTGGCCTGGTCGGCAAAGACCTGGTCACCGCCACCAGCCAGTATTACACCAGCCCCACCGCCGCCACCGCCACCGGCGTGGTGGCCGCAGTCAACGGCGTGCTGGTCGTGGGTGGTGTGCCCATGGCCATCTGCACCGGCATCGACCTCAACATCGAAGGCGGCTACAGCGGCGAAGCGGTGGTCGGCGCCAACACCGTGCCCAACCAGTTCCCCGGCCGCGTCAAGGCCAGCGGCCAGTTCACCGCCTACTTCGAAAACGGCACCCTGCGCGACGCCTTCCTGAACGAGACCGAAATCAACCTCATCGTCGTCATGACCGCCAACAACGACGCCGCCGCCGACTTTATCGGCTTCACCCTGCCGCGCCTCAAACTGGGCGGCGCCAGCAAAGGCGACGGCGAAAGCGCCATCGTCGCCACCTTCCCGTTTCAGGCCCTGTTCAACAGCGCCGGCGGCACCGGCGTCAACAGCGAAAAAACCACCCTGGTCGTGCAAGACAGCCAGGCCTGATGTGTGTTTGACGGAATAGCCACGGCTATTCCGCCTCCCCTCACCCAAACAAGAGACCCTCATGCTCGACATCAACGCCGTACACGAACAACCCACAGCCACCATCGACATCCTGCACCCGGTCACGCAAGCGCCGCTGGGCGCCCAGGTGACGCTGGCCGGCCCGGAACACCCGGACCGCAAGCGCATCCAGTTTGCCCGTCAACGCCGCGCCCGAGCCGCCTTTGCCAAACGCGGCCGTCTTGAGTTTGACGACCCGGAAGACGAACTGCAGGACGAAATCGACTACCTCGCCGCCTGCACGCTGGGCTGGACCGGAATCGCCAAGGACGGCACCCTGATCGAACACAGCAAAGCCGCTGCCCGCGATCTGTATGCCAAACCGGAAATGCGCTGGCTGCGCGTGCAACTGGCCGCCGCGCTGAACGACCTGGAAAATTTTATCGTCACCTCCGGCAGCGACTGATCGACCGCGTCGCAGCAGAAGCGCGTCTGTCCGCCCGCCAGCCGGACGGCCAGACGCTGGCGCAGCATCTGATGGCCGCCTGGCGGGCCAGCGGACGCCAGCCGGAGGAACTGAATTTGCCGGATGTGCCGGGTATTGCGCTGGGGGTGTATCAAGCCTGGCGCAACTTGTCGGAATCACGCCCGTCCGGGTTTGGCAAAGCGCAGGTGAGTTATGGCGAAATTGATGCCTGGCAGCGCGTCAACAACGTGCGGCTGACGCCCTGGGAACTGGAAACATTGATCGAGATGGACCGCGCCGGGCTTCAGGCGTCTGGCGAGTAGCGGGGCGCCAGGCTGCTGTTCAATGCCTGAAACCAGAAAACCACGGTCCAGCCAAACAGTAGGTTAAGCCAGACGATGGCGTCCCACCCGGGAACACGCCTAGCCATAGCGATCACGCTGGGCAGGACGTACAGCACAGGCAACACCGCAAAAATCAGTTCGATCATCGG